ATGGGCCATCCTAGTCAACAGCCGCTGAGTCCTGAAGACATCCAGCGCAGGCAATTCGCACGCAAATCGCTGGAAGATTGGTGGCTTCGTTTGGAGCGCATGGGCACAACATGGGACCTGGAGACCATTAAGCATGTTGTCGTCATCAACGCCGCCGGCTTTGCGGGGGTGTCCACCTTATTAGCTGGGACGGCTCAACTACCTAAGCTAGTTGGTGGAGCCGCCCTCGCCGCCTATGGAGTCGGTGTGATTCTGGCCGTGCTGAACATGTACTTGGCCTCGCAGGCGTTCTTCCGGATGAACGCTGAGATCACAGAGCGAATGGAAGTGCTGTACCACCCGGATACTGATGTAGCGACGCTGTTTTCCTTTCCGAAACGCGGACGCTGGCTCCGTCGAACCGGCTCTGCATGCGGTTGGATTGCCGCCATACTTGCTGTCGTCGCCACGGCCGCAATAGGTTGGACATTGGTCGTCGATCAAGCTGCGACCGCGACTCAGCCAGGCCATGCTTCCACCGTTTTGCGATGCTTGGCGGCGCAGTCCCCCAGTGCCTTCAGCACGTCCCCCATCACCCATTCCTGCCAGGCGTCATAGTCGCGTTCGGCCGGCGGGTCATGCGGCCACCGGCACGGCGCGGCCAGCGCGCTATCGAGCGCCGGCGGCTTGCTTGGCAGCCTCATAGGCGTCGGTGAGCTTGCGCAACCGCAGATCATCAGGGCGGCAATCAGCAGGCAGTGGCTTCTTCGCATTCCGAAACTCCTTAACAGCCTGATCGACCTTGGCGCCCAGCGCGCTCTGGGTGGTATTGAACTCGTCGGCCTTCGCGCGGATGGTCTCGCCGGCCTGGCGTAGATCCCCCAGCGCGACGTTGGCGCTGGCCAGGTCCGCCTGCGCGCTGACGGTCTTCATCCTGTCGATCTCGGCATCCTTGCGCCAGCCGTTGGCGGTCCAGCCGGCGGCGAAGATTGCGGCGGCCAGCAGCGCGGCTCCGATCGCGCGCCAAGGGATCGCGGCCAGCGCGGCGCGTGCGGCAACGAACTGCATCATGGCGTGGCCGCGCAGCGCGCGTAGAGGTCCGCTGTCACGCGGATGTGGTCGAGCATGTCGGCGCGCGTGGCGCCGGGCTTCAGGGTGGGCAGCGTGGCGCAGTCGCGCGCCGGCGGCGGCGCGGGCGGTGGCTCCGGTACCGCGCAGCCAGCGAGCAGCAGACAGAACAGGATGGATCTCACTTTCGCGCCTCCCTCACTTTCCGGTTTGCCGCCTCGATGTCGCGGTTCACGTCCTGCCGTTCCGCTTCGGTGAGCGGCCTCTGTCCGGGCGGGGTCGGCGTCGGTGCAGCGGCGGGCCGCGCCGCGCGCTTCACGGACTTGACCGCTTCCACGGACGCCTCGGCCGCCTGCGCGGACGCGCTCGCCGCGGCTTCGACCTTCGGCGTCAGCGCCTTCAGCGTCTGCGTGTACGCATCCTGCAGACGCGCGATCTCGGCCTGGTGGTCGTCCCGCTGCTGCGCCATCAGCTCGCGGTACTGCCACACACAGAACAGGTAGCCGGTGCCCATCCCGCCGCCGAGCAGCAGGATCAGCACCGTCACCGCTTCCATGCGGTGCCCAACCAGCACGAACGTCGCGCGGTACCGCGACAGCCATTCACGTAGCCTTGCCATCGAGTTTCTCCCGAAGCATCTGGACCTGAGTTTCGAGGCCGCTTATCTTCGCCTTGAGCTCGCCGATCATCTGGAAGGCGTCGTTGCGTTCCTTGTACGCGACGTCGGCGCGCTTGTCGGCGAGATCGGCGCGCGCGTTCGCCTTGTCGAGCTGCTCGGACAGACGCGCGATGATGTCGATCTCGGCCTGGCTCTGAGCGCCCTCGACGCGGTCCTTGCGCCATGCGCTGCGAATGAACCAGATCGCGCCACCAATGGCGGCCACGATGAATCCCAGCGCGCCACCAGTGCCCCCCGGCACGTTCATCACAGATAGGTCCATCTCGGCTCCGTTGTGCGTGCTGCTCTGCTGGCAGTTCACGGTTGGTCAGTCGGCTGCTGCTCGTCCGGCTTGATGGATTGCTGGGCGACGTAGCGCAGGGCGCCGATCAGGACGGCCACGGCCAGCGTGACCTTCGCGAACGTCACGGGGTCCAGCACCGCCTGCAGCGACGGCAGCACGAGCTGCGCGGCCGACAGCATGGCCAGCAGCGCCGACAGCAGCACCGTGGTGCTCTTCCACAGCTTTTTCCAGTTCGCTACGATTTCCATCACACGACTCCCAGTGCGCGCTTGGCGCGTTCCCAACGCTGCTGCCGGTCGGCCAGGCCGTTGGTGCCGCCGTTGATCCGGCGGGTGAGGGTTACGAAGTCGCCGGCGTCGGCCAGCGCGTTCAGGTTCTTCCGCTGCCAGAACCAGCATGCCGACCGCGCGGCGAGCGCATCGCCCTGCAGCAGCGCCGGGTCGGCTTCCAGATCGACACCCAGTGCCGCGCCGCACGCGCGGTAGTTGGCGCGCCCGGTGATCTGGATCAGGCCACGCCCCATGAAGCGCTTGCCGTCGCCAGGCTGCGTATTGCCAAGGTCCGCCCTGCCCTCGTAGCGCTGCTGGGCCGGTGTCGGGCCCCACAGCTCGCGCGTGTAGACGAAGCCGCCCGACTCGTGGCCGATCTGCCCGAGCCATGCCGCCTGACGCGCCAGTGAGTCGATGCCGAATTCCGCCCACGCGGCCATGACCGGCGCATGCCACCGGTCGGCCATCGCTTGCGTCAGGCCGGCGGCCAGCTTGAATGTCTGCTTGTCCATGGCCTCTCCAAGAATGAGAAAGCCACCCGAAGATGGCTATGCGACAGGGCGCGCGGCGACGCGCAAGCTGGTCGTTCTTCGATCCGTACGGCCCGCCGATGTGCTGATCTGGCAGGAAACGTCGCAGAACGTCTCGGCCAAGCCGCCGCCGAGCCAGAAGAAGACCTTGCCGCCGTCGATTTGCGTCGTCTTGCCGTCTGGATTGACTATCAGGCCGGTCGCCGTGATGACGGCACTGCCGTCGACGATCGTCTCGCCATCCGTCAGCCAGCCCGACCAGTCGAATCCGTAGTTCAGCACTGCTGCCGGGTCCTTCGGCGGGAATGCGTTCGTCATGGGATCTCCACAATTCGTGTTTCGCGTTCGACCCGCACCAGCCTCAGCTCGGCCGGCACCACCATGACCGACTCTGCGGCGGGCACGGGATAGACACGGCTTTCGGCGGCCACCGTCACCAGGCGCTGCTCAGCTGGCACAACCACCATCGATGGGCCCACCGGCCCGCTGTCCTCGTCCATCACCTGGCCGGTGGCCTGCATGGTGGCCGGCTGCAGCAGCGCCGCCGCAGTGCCGCTGACCTCCTGCCGGCCGGTGATGCTGGCCACCGTGGCGCCCAAGGTTGCAGCGAGCACACCAGCAACGCCGGTCGTTCCCGCGAACGCCGCTGCCGCGCCGCCCACGAGCGGCGCCAACGCTCCGATGAACGTCTGCCGGCCGGCGAAGCTGGCAGTGGCCGGCCCCAGCGTGGCGGCAATGACGCCGCCGGAGGAATCCAGCACCAGGCCCGTCAGCGAGGCCGATACGGGCGCAAGGCTGGCGGCGATCGCGCCAGTGTTGGTCGGCGCTCCCGTCAGCGCGCCGACCGCGCCGGCCAGCGGCACCGCGATCGATCCGGACACCGTCTGTGTGCCGACCACCAGCGCGGACGGGCTCGCCAGCGTCGCGCCGACAGCGCCCACCAGCGTCTGGGTACCGCTGAACGCCGCCAGTGCGCCGCCAGTCGTCCCGGCAACCGTGCCAGTGAACGTTTGGACCCCGGTCATCGAAGCCGTGACGCCACCGATCGTTCGCGCCACGGATCCCGCGAACGACTGCACGCCAACGGCCGAAACCGTGACAGCGCCCAGCGTGCGCGAGACAGCGCCGGCAAACTGCTGCTGGCCAGTGATCGCAGTTGAGGCGCCGCCTAGGGTCGCCGCGATCGTGCCGGTGACACCGCTCGACGCCGAGGTGTAGGTGATGCGGATCTTTCCCAGGGCGCCCGCGCCGCCAGCGTTGTTCGCTGAACCGTTGTTCGACGATCCGCCGCCACCCCCACCGCCCGGCGCCCCGCCAGCGCCGCCCGCGGCCGGATTGCTATTCCCGCCGCCGCCACCGCCACCGCCGCCGTTTGTGTGCGCCGTGCCCGTCCCGCCGGTGCCCGTGTTGCCGGCCCCGCCCGCGCCGCCCGATCCGGCATTGCCCGCCCCGCCGGCGCCGCCGTTGCTGAAGGTAGTGGGATTCGCGCCCGCAACGCCATTGCCAGCCGGTCCAGCAGAACCACCGCCGCCGCCTGGGTTGAAGAAGCTGGTGGCGCCGCTGCCGCCATTGCCGCCGGAGTACTTCATCGTGCCGACACCTGCCGACGCCTGGCCGCCCTGCCCGCCCAGTCCCGTGCCGAGGCCCGAGATACCGCCCGCCCCACCCTTCGCCAGGACGGTGGACGTCGCGCCGAACCAGGTGTCGCCGCCCGCGCCGCCATTGGTGGGCGACGCGGCGCCCGCGGTGCCCGCCGCTCCGATCTGGTAGGAAACCGCCGAAGACCCCGGCCAGGCGAAGTTGTCGATCGCCGAATAGGCGCCGCCACCACCGCCGCCCCCGCTTCGGTCGTTGCCATTGTTTGCGCCACCACCGCCCCCGGCGCCGCCGAAGCATTCCACCTTGCTGCCGGCGTCCTGCCAGTCGGCCGGCTTGGCCAGCGACGTGCCGGACGTGAGTTCGATAGTCGGCACTGCGCGCTCCGGTTACGCGTTCGCTTCGGTCAGGGTCGCCCCGGTGATGGCCACCGCCGCGCCGGCGGAGATCACGTTCGAGTTCATGTTCAGGTCCGCGCCGGTGGTGCCAACGTCCATGTCCATCACGAACGTGTTGTCGGACTTGACCAGGCGCGCCCAGGTGGCCGTGCCACTCGCATCCGCCGACGAGTCGCTGGTAATGGCGTTCAGCGTCAGCACGCCACCTGACGCTGCCGGCGCAAACGTGGCAGCGCAGGTCAGCTCGGCGAGCAGCGTGGTGGCCGTGCCACCCGTCGCCGGCCGCGTGCCGCTGTAGAGCCGCAGCTTGGCGTTCGCGCCGGCGGCCGTGGTAATTGCGTCGAGGCGTGCGTTACGCAGTGCGGCGGACATGCCGATGGTCATGATCAGGCTCCAGAAATGAAAATGGCCGCGCGGTGGCGGCCGGTGATGGAACTGCGCGGGCGGTTATGCCGGCTTCACCGGCCAGTTGATGGTGCGCGGGAATCCGGCTTGCGCTGTCACGCCGCGCAGTGCCTTGCGGTACTGGCTGAGTGCCCTCAGCCTGGCCTCGTCATCCGGCGTCAGTTCGCCGAGCACGAAACCGTCCATCAGCGGTGCGACGAGCTGGTCGGCCTCGGCCAACAGCGCGGCCTGCTGAGCCCTCGCCGCGGCTGCCAGCTGCTCGGTCTCCAGCGCGACATCCAGCGTCCACTCGTCGTTCTGCCACACGTACGCGGCGGATGGGCGGGCCTCGTCGGTCAGGAAGGTCGGCAGATCGCCTAGGCCCGCATACTCGTCGCCGAGCTGGAACGCCGAGCCGTCCAACGTGCGGAACAGCGGCACGCCGCGATAGTCGGGCACGAGCGTCCAGCTACCCTCCGGCCAGTTCTGCGGCGCTCGGCCCTGAGCGTCACGATAGACCGGCACCTGACGATCACCGCCTTGTGGCGGCGCCATCTTCGTGGCCCAGCCCGGGACGATCGGATCTTCCGGCTCGAGCGGGTTCTCGTCAGCAATGCCCGGCGAGAGGAACTCACCGGTCAGCGGGTGGTAGTTGAAGATTTCCATATGTTCCTCAGTACTTGATGCAGCCCAGCAGCGCGACGTTGCGCACGCGCAGTTCCGGTCCGGTCGCGGTGCCAACTGAGACCGCACCTGTAACCGTTGAGCGGTTGATGTTCAGCGTTGCACCACCGATGTTGATCACGCCGAGCCCAGGAGCGTCACACCAGTAGCCATTCGCGGCGGGGTCCGACGCGTGTGTGTGCGCGACCAGCTGCTGCGCCTGCGTGCTGCCGAATGCACGCCCAGCATCGACGCCGCGACTGTCGTCCCAGACCCGGATGAACTCCCCGCGTAGCTCCGGCAGGTTGAAGGTCGTCGAACCATCCCCGGCCCCGAAGGTGGTCCCGATCTCCGCAAACAGGTCAGCGTAGGTGGTCCGCGAGACAGCGGCCCCGTTGGCCTTCAGGTACCCGCCGGGCGCCGCGTTTTTGGCGTGATACACCACCGCGCCAGGAAGGATGTGCCCGAAGTTCGGCACGCCCAGCAGACCGATGGGCACCCATGCCGTGTTCGCGGCATTCCGCATCTTCAGCACACCAGCCGACGCATCCGCCCAGAACTGATAGGGATACGTGGTGGTGGGCGCAGAGGTGCCCGAGTTGTTGCTGACCAGCGCCTGCAGCGCCGCGTTCGCATCCGCGCGGAAGACCGCGCCGGACGCGTTGTCCAGAACCATGTCGTGTTGTGACATGCGTACCTCTCTCGTTAATAGCCTTTCGCGTCCCAGTCAAACCTGCGGGAGATCGGCGTGCCTGCGCTGTTGAAGAAATTGACCGTGAAGCCCGCCGTCGTTGGTGCGGGGTTGACGGTGAAGAAGTCACCCTGCTGCATGTTCTGGGCCGTGATCCCGATAGCCGGTATCACCCGGAACGCCTTGTCGAACACCACCGCGGTCGGGCCGGTGGCCGAAAGCACGTTGCGGGCGTACTCGATGCGGTCGGGCATGTCCACGCTGACCGTCAGCCCGGTCACGACGACGTTGTGGTTCGCCGATTCGCTGGCCAGCTCCACCTTCCACTGGAAGGCACGCGCCTCGTAGTCGCCCATCGTGAACCGCTGCCATGCCGACCAGATCGGAGTCCCGGCCGGGTCATCTGGCGTCGTGCGCACGAAGAGCGCCACAGACGTGTCATTGATACGGCCTCCGTCTATGTCTTCCCACGTGTCAATGTCGTCCAGGCGGAAGTCGATCAGGTCGCCCGTATCGAATGCCACGGCGTCGATGGTTGCCGTCAGCCGCGATGTCTCCACGACGCCGAGATCGAGTGAACTGGCAAACAGATACGTCCCCTCTTCGACGATTCCGCCCAGCGAGTCGATCAGACCCCAGCCGCCTTGCCCCACCACCGAATCGATCAGGCCAAGGCTGTCGACGGACCCCATCGAGTCCCACAGCCCAGTCGCATCCATCAGACCCTGATCGTCGATGAGGCCCACGCCGATCAGCTTGATGCCGTTCAGCGACGGGTCCCGCACCACGTTCGTCGTCGCGCCCGCGAATGTCGGGTGCTCGGTGATCGTGGCGACGATGTTGAGGTCGATCAGCGACGGCGCCGTGGTGATCACCATGGCGGCCGCCGGCGACTCGTGGCCTGTGGAGTCGATCCACTTCGCCAGATACACGCCAGACAGCAGCGGCAGCTGGGCCGAGTTCGCCGCGCCGGACACGTAGCCACCGATGTCGATGGCGCTGCCCCATGACGGCTGCACCAGGTCAGTCGTATGCCGGATCCGCGCCTGCCCGCCGTTGCGGACGTCCACGTCGGTCGCCGGATCCCACGTCAGGTTCGCGAAGCCGTTCAGGACCGTCAGCGAAAGCCCGGTGAGATTGGCCGGCGGCGCGAGCTTACCCACCACGATGTGCAGCGGCGCGTACGTCCATTCCGGGCTGCGCACGCCCAGTTGTGACAGATAGCGAGCTCGTACGTTGTACGGCACGCCGTCCTCCACAGGCGTGATGTACGCGCTTCCGGCGTCGGCGGGCATCGCCGACAAAGCCACCCAGTCTCCGCCGTCGGCTCGCTGATACTGCAATTCGATCTGTCCGGTCTGTGCGAGCGACGCATCCACCGCAGCGGGCCATGTCACCTGGATGCGCGAGGTCACCACGCCGCTCTGGCTCACGACCAGCTGGTCGGAGCCAGACTGAAGGGTGAGCTGCCCCACCCGCTCCACGACAAACGGATTCGGCAGATTCGTATCTGGTGCGGGGTCGTTGACCGTCGCGTCGCCGTAGTTCCAGTTGTAGACGGCCGCAGCTTCCTCGTTCAGGATCAGGTCGATTCCGCCGTCGTCGCTCATCTTCCACGACATCACCCGAAAGACCTTGTTGGTCCAGCCGAACTTCGCAAGGGTGAGGTAGACGGTGCTGTAGGCCGTCAACTGGAATGCCGTCAGCTTCGCTGGGTACTCGACGACAATGCCCTGCCGAGACCGCTCCAATATGATCTTGGCCAGGCGCTGGGCCATGATCGCATCGGTCGTGAATGGCAGCTCGATGTCGCGATCGATTACCTCCCCATCCTGTTGCGCATACAGCGAATTTCCGACAGGCGGAAAGTCCGAAGGCTGCCAGCTGTTGCTTGGATTGATGAACGTGCCCTTGACCCGATTGAACAAGTCTTTCCGCGACATGCGCGGGCGCACCTTGATCGAACCGCGTAGATCGGACTCGGTCAGCGTCACCGTAGGAATGTCGTACGCCCCGGCGAAAACCCGAAACACGCCGCCTGTGATCGCAATCACACCCCCGCTCGCCGTCACCATCTCGGAAAGGTTGTCGCGCGGCGACTTGTCGCTCATCACCACGCCATCGGCCCGGTACCGCGACTGGAAGATGCCGTTACCCAGATCAAGCCACTCGTCGCTGATGTTCGCGGCAGTGATGATAGTTTGCAGGTCAATATCGGCGTCCGTGCAACCGAACCCGCGCTCGTCGCGCAGGTAGTCGTAAACGCACAGTGCCCAGTTGTTGTTCCACGATGTCACGCCGTTGCGTGGATCCCAGATACGCTTGCCGCGGACCAATGCCTTGATATTCGGCAGGCCGCTGGGGAACAAGTCGGCGTCATATTCCAGACGGACATACAAGTAGCACACGCCGCGCAGGCGGTGATCCCAGGTCCAGCCCGGAATCTCGGCCACCATGTCGCCGTCGGCTGCCTGGTCAACATGCCCCAGGTGTTTCTTCACCCGCACATAGCGGTGCCACGCCTTTGCCTCATAGACGATGACAATGGCGGTCGCAGCGGCGTCGATCCCGTAGACGTTGACGGTATGGCCACCCTCGGAGTAGTCGAACTTCAGTGGCTGATTGGCGTAGGTATGGCCATAGCCGTCATTCACGACGATCGGCCACGTTGCAAGGGCGGACTGCACGCGATTGATCGTGTCGCCGAGGTCCAGTGTGTAATCCGCATGTGCGCCCGGTGGGATCGGGAATTCCTTGGTCTTGCTCTCCCCCCAGGTCTTCAGGAACCTGCCGCTTGTCGGTTGCCCGAACTCGTCCAGCGCCCCTATCGGGCTGTCGCCCAGGTACACCTCTTCGATTGCGTCGCACTCGTGGTCGGCCAGCGCGATCACCAGGTGCATGAACTGGTTCTTCTTGCTGGGCCCGTCCGTACTCGCGGCAAAGACCAGCGGCCCAGACGTCATCGCTCGGCCGTAGATCGTGTTGCGCGGCTGGACGTTCGACCGCACGACCTGCGTCCGGCCCTGCGCCTCTGCAGAAAACCCGTTGGCGGAGCGCGACGACTTGGTAATCGCACCCACGATCAGCGAGGCGGCGATCATCAGCGCAGTGGCCACAATGGCAGATGCGCCAACCGCAGTCGCGGCGGCCGCAATGATTGCCGGGATGAACGGGATGATCACCGGCATAGCGTGTTTCCTTTCAGATTTTCCATGCAGCCTTGGCTAACGTGAGAGGCAAGAACTCAATGCCGTCTGCACCTTGGGCAGCAAGACGATCACCGACGCAGAGCGCCAACGCCTCACCATTCGGCGTGTCGACCAGCACCACATCGCCACGTCCCGCCAGCAGCGGAACCACTGGCAAGCCGAAGGCAAGGGTGGCAAGCCCCACCACGCCACCGTTGTCCCGAATCAAGCGCCGCGCGCCTTTCTCGCTTGCGTAAAGGCCGCGCCATCTGGCAGCTGGGTCCGTCCCGGTGAGCTCGGCCACGCCGTCGCACACGAACAAACAGCAATCGCTCGAGCCCCATGAAAAAGCCCGCGCTTGGCGGGCTTCTATGAATGCGGCCAATCTGGAAGGCCAGTCGGCAAATCGTTGCGGCATTACCGTCCCCAAAGCAGTTCTTTTTCCACCATCTGGGCCACGAACTCGAATCCGCGATCGCCCGGGTAGCGGCTCTGCTGGTCTTCATTGTTGTAGCGGCGAACCTTAGCCTTGTCCCAAGCGACCATCCGTGACTCCGCCGACACAGTAATCGTCGCCGTCTCGCCGACGTCTGTGTCCATCGTGTCAAGCCGACCTGAGAACACCTTGATGGGCTGGCTCAACAGTTGCAGGTCTTCTGCTAGGGGCGCCACCCATATCTGGCAAGGTTTCCCTTGGTATTGCTCGGTCAACGTAATGGCGATCAGGTCAGAAGGCACCCCCGAAATGGACATGCTCACACCGATAGCCTCAAGCGTGGCCTGCTCCTGGATTGGGTCGATCGTGCCTACCAGGCCAACGCCTAGCCACTGAAAGCCGTTCCAGGCCATGTCATAGCCGGCCGTGCAAAGCCGCATTGGTACAGAGAAGTCCAGTTGCACGAAGTACACGTAAGGAACGTGCGCGCCCTTGACGGCCGCGACGGTCGCCGCATCGATATTGCGTGTCACGTGAACACCTCCACTGCGGCAACCACCACCGAATCGGAGATCCGCCCCGGCAACACCGTGACCCCGTAGTCGTCTGCAGTCAGCATCATGGTGGCTCTCGGCTTGTTCAACGTGATTGCCGCATTGTTGGCCGGTGCGACCCGGAACGCGGGTGCGACTGGCACCACAGCAAGGCCGCTGGCATCACTAGTGACGTCTCCAGTAACCATCTTCAGTTCGCTTCCCACGGCCAGGTAATCGCCGGCACGAAGAACAAGCGTGCTGGCGGGCCACGACTTCGTCGGAAGCAACTTGAAATTGGACATTGCACCGTTCACGAGCGGTGCGAAGCTGGAGTTTCCAGGACGTCCATGGGGCCAAAGCGTGAACCTGCCAGCCATGCCGCCCAGCGATGCAAGAAAGGCCTCCATGCGGCCAGTATCCGCCGCAGTCATCGGCGGAAACTCCAGCGACACCTTCCATCGAGCACCAGGTCGCTCGACCGTCTGCACGGACCGATTCAGCGGCGAGGTGAACGTCTCCGTGTTCGACTGCAGACCCCACGTCGCCTTCGACGGGACCAGCAACGCTGGCCAGTCCAAAGTCGCCATATCACCTCCCCACTAGACTTTTCATGTCACCGCCGCGGGACAGGTTGGACTTCACTTCGGCGACAGCCGCATCCTTTGCCGCTTTCATAGCCTGCAAGATCGACGCTTGGTCGGACCGACTATCGATGCTGATGTGCTGAATAACCGTCACATCCCCGCCACCCGCGGCCCCAGAAGTCAGGGCGTTGTTCGGCACGATCGAACCCGAAGCGGGTGGGACGAACAGCTCCGGTCCGACTTCGCCCACGATATACGGCTGCCCCGCACTGACCGGACCGCCGGCCGCGCGCATCTGGATGCCCTGCACGGACGACATATCCACTGGCGAGGTGCTCGACACACCGGCAGTGCCATAGTCGGTTGAGCCCGCCGCACCTCCAACCGCGCTGCCGATCAAGCTACCCAACTGGCCGACGATTCCCGAGACGGCTGCGCGCGCCTGGATACGGATCAGGTCCGCAATCACATCCTGAGCAAAATCCTTGAAGTTGAACTTGCCGGTGGTCGCGAACGAAACGATGCCGTCTTCCATTCGCTTGAAGGCGTTGCTGGCCGCGCTGCTGGACTGCGCCATGGCGTTCCGTGACGATGCCGCATAGTTCGCCATGGCCTCCGTGGCGCCGTTGACCCAGTCCGACTGCTTGTCCTGCAGGGATGCGTAGTAAGCGTCATAGTCCTGCAGCGACTGCTGCAGCCCGCTCCGGATGTCGTCCTGCGCCTTCAGGTACGCCTCGGAACCGCGTGCCGCCTCTGGCGTGGCCTTCTCGAGCTGCAACTGCAGGTTCTCGTACTGCGTGTAGATCGATTTAACCTGCTCCGCCTGGCGCTGGGCATCGCTACCGCGCCCGATGGCGTCCAGTTGCCGCTGGTACTGCTCGGCCTGCGACTTCTGGTAGTTGCTGATCTGCGCGTTCACCGCGGCCGACCGCTCTTCCAGTTTGGCGATCTCTTGCTTGTACTTCAGGGCGCGGTCGTGCTCGACGTTCTGGGCCAGCTGCGCCTTGATCGCGTCCTGGTTGGCCAGCAGGCTCTTCTGGTCCGCCGTCAGGATGTCCTTGCCCTTGAGGTCGGCGATCTTCTGCAAGAACTCGGCCTGCTGCTTCTCGGCGCTGGTCAGCTTCTCGGAGGAATCCAGCGCCGCGCGCGTGGCGGCATCCTGGTCGCGCAGTTGCTGCAGGAACCGGGTTGCCGCATCGTCCTGATACGCCTTCTCCTTCTTCGGCTTGGCAACCTTCGGATCCTTGTACTTCGAGTTGATGCCCGAGACCAGGTTGGCGTAATCCTCGTCGGAGAACTTGCCGCCGGCAGACAGGATAGCCTCGCGGTCTTTCTGAAGCTTCTCCAGCTCCTTCTGCCGGCGCTGAGCGTTCGACATGACGGTGTCGGCCATCTTGTCGACCCGCTGCTGGGCCGCAATGGCCGCTTCCTGCCGGCGCGCGTTCGCGGCCGTTGTCTCGGCTGCACGCTGCTCCATCCGTTGCTGCTCCTGCAGCAGCGCGACCTGCTGGTCAATCTGCGCGACGCGCCCTGAAGCCAGCGGGTTCGACTGGATGCCGCCGCGCTCGCCCATGAGCGTGTCGATGCGGTCCTGCAGCGTGGGGCCAGTCGAGAGCCCCTTCTTCGTCTCTTCCCAGAAGCGGGAGACGGTCTGCGTCAGATCGCGCCAGGCCTGCCCGGCCACAGACAGGTTCTTGACCGAGGCGTTCGCTACCTGTGCGGTCGCGGCTTCGATCACCGCCTGAATGGCGGCGTGCTTGTCGCCTGCCTCCTGCAGCGCCGCGATGTGCTGGTAGGTGGCCACGTCCATGAAGTGCATGGACTGGTTGTGCTCGGCCGCCCACTTCGCTGGGTCTTCGGCCAGCTTCGCGTAGTCCTTGCTGACGTTCTCCAGCGACTCGCCGCTCAGCTTTGACGTCCGAATGATGACGTTGCCCAGGCCCTCGATCTCGCTGGCGGTATAGCGGCCAGTTTTCGACAGGTCCATCAGGACGTCGCGCGCGTCGCCAAATGAGGAATTCGCTTCGGCCGACACTTGCTGGGTCAGCGCCTGGAACGACGACGCAGTCTGACCGGCGTAGTTGCTGGTCAGCACCAGGGTGTTGTTGAACTCCTTCGCCTCCTTGTTGCCCGCATAGAAGGCGTAGCTGAGCGCAGCCGCAGCGGCGGCCGTCAGCGTGAAGGGATTGACCAGGCCGGCCACGTACGTGCCGACGGCGCGCACGGCGGGCACGATGCCGCCAAACATGTCCTTCAGCTGCCCGCCCTGCTGCGTCAGGATCAGCAGCGGGCTCTGGCCGCCGGCGAGCTGCGTGACGATGTCGGTCATCTGGGCCGGCACCATCCGCATGGCGGCGGCGGTCTGCCGCGCGGATACGCCGACGTTGTCCAGTGCCTCCTGCACCTTCTTGCCGCCGCTGGCGCTGCGATCTACCTCCTTCAGCTTGTTCAGGTAGTCGGCCACCGCCTCGGTCACGCCGAGTTGCGCGGCCTTCTGCTCGAGCAGCTGGGTGCGGGTCTTTCCAGCCGCGTCCGAGATACGGGCGACCTGCTGCACGAACGCATTGATCGCGCGCGCGCTGGCGTCGGACCCATTCTTCGCAGCCTCGGCAACAGCATCCTGCGCGGCCTTGGTGCGGCGAGCGGCCTCTTCCTGCTTGGCAATGAAGGCATCGGCGCTGCTGCGCGCCTTGTCGAGCTCGGCCTTGTAGCCACTGGCGTCTGCGGTGACGCGGACAACGGTTTCATCAGCCACCGGTAAGCTCCTTCGCCTTTCGTTGGATCACTTCGCCCACCGCAGCGGCGGCTGCCTTGCGCTTTGCCTCGAACCCGGGCCGCAGGAACGGCTGGGCCGCCATCTTCGACGTGCCGTACTCAAGATAGCGGCCATAGAACGCTTCCTTCGACCAGGTCACGAGATAGGAAGCCAGCCGCCCCGGCACGGACTGCTCGTCGTCGAAGGCGATGATGATGTGCTCGCGCAGGAAGCCGAACGGGCGCTTGCTCGCCTTGCCCTCGTAGATGCCCTTGTCCACCGGCGCGCGCAGCTTCACCTCGGCGTGAATCACGCGCACGCCGGCCACGGCCGCTTGGCGCAGCACCGATTCGCTGGCGACCTGGTCCAAGGCATTCAGCGCGGACTTCAGCCCGTCCGGGTTCTCGACGGTCACTGCTCTGGGCTTTGCCATCACGTCCTCGGTGGAAACATCGTCCGGGCGATCAGCTCGGACTGCGCATCGGCGTCGTCCAACAGGATCGGCTCAGCCGCTCGAGCGCCGCGGCCGTGCTCATTCCAATGGATGAAATCGAGATCGCCGAATGGCGTGGCCTGCTTCTGCCGGTCGCGGTGCACGTTACCGATCATCGACGCCACCACACCGGCCCTGAGGTCGTCGTAGTGGCTGCCCCACGGCTCCAGCCGGTAGAACGCCATCCACTCGTTAAACTCGGCCGCTGAGACGGTCGCCTGCGCTTCGGCTACTGACTTTCCGAGGGCGAGGGCGAGGCGGAACCAGAATCGCCGCTCTGGGCGGCGCCGGAGTTTTTTTCCGCTTCCTCGGTAGCCTTCGGACCGATCCCGTTCAGCTGCATCGCCACGGCCAGAACGCGATCGAGCGCGTCGGGGCTCTTTGCCCGCAGCGCATCGATGTCCGACTCGTCGAACACCGGCTTGCCTTCCTCGTCCACGATCGTGGCCACCAGCACCGTCGCGGAAAACTGACTGTATGGCAGGCCGCCCTCCCCTTGACGCGCGAAGAACTCGTCGCGCGCCTTGCCCGACATGGTGGCCACGCGCACAGTGCCGCCCCACTCCGAGACCTCGACGTCTTCCGTCTTGAGGTCCACGGCGCCCAGGATTGCTGCTTTCGACAGGAGGGCCATGTTATGCGTCCACCACGTCGCCGGTGATGCGCAGCGTCACGCCCGAGGTCTTCAGCACCTGGTCGACACCACCTTCCAGCGGGCTGTTCTTCACATAGCCGTTGAAGGTCTTCGTCTTGCCGTTCGGCAGCGTCAGCTTGAACGACTTCTGGGCGCCCGCGCGCTTCGCCGCATCGACCGCCTGCTGGCCGGCGTCGTTGAAGTCGCGGTTCACATCAAAGCTGAACGTGCCCCAGTCCTGCAGGCCCAGCATGAACTCCTTGGCCGTCGAGTCGAGGTCGGTGACGTCCAGTTCGCTGGCCTGGCCGTCGAAGCCGTTGAACGAGACCAGGTTCTCGATCTTCGTCCAATTCAGCGGCGTGGCAGTGCCGGCTGCCGTGATCGTCTTGCCCACCGTGTTGATGTCCACGGCGAACGTGTTGGTGGTGACGTTCTTGATGGCGACCGTCTGGCCGTTCAGCGTCGCCGCATCGGCGCCGGTCAGGCCGGCCAGGGTCACAACGTCACCGTTGGTCAGGCCGTGGGCGGCGGACGTCAGGATTGTCGGGAAGCCCAGCGCAATGGCGGTGAGCGTCTTGGCTGCGCCGGCGGTGCTGGAGATTTCCAGCTTCGAACCCTGCGCGGAGATTGCGGTAGATGGCATGTTGACCTCTTCGAATGAAAAAAGCCCGCGCAGGGCGGGCGAGGGAAAATCAGGGGCGGAACCAGAGGCTGAAGTCCAGCCTGCTGCCGTACAGCTTGGTGTCCGATTCGTACTGGCTCACCGGGGCGCCAATCGGAATGCCGCCGGCTTCAACCAGCGCGGTGCGCGCGGCACGCATCGTGGTGGCCGTCGCGGCGCGCGTGGCGGACCAGACATTGATCTGCATCCGCTGGTTCTCCAGGTCGGCCGGGCCATCCAGTCCGTTCACATCCTGCCCGCCGACAGCCTGATAGGTGACATACGGCCCCGCGGTGCCCGTGGGCGCCACGTCCGGAAAGATCTTCAGCCCTGTAACGGTCTTCAGCGCTTCAACGACGAGCATTTCGGCGGAGTCAGCCATCAGACGCTCCTGTCTCGCACACCAGATCCACGAACTGGCGCTTGACCCGGTCGGGAAGGATCGCCTTGATTCCGTATGCCGTGCCGTCGGCGCACAGCACGCGCATGGCCGTGGTCACGCCGTCGGCTGCCGGCCAAGGAATGCGAACGCTGGCCTGCACGATCGACGCCGGGGCGTCGGCGCGGATCGCCTCGATACCGGAGCGGTGCAGGATGTTGGCCCACACGGGCCGCACCGTCGCCCAGCCGACCGTGGGCTGGCCGAAATCGTCCTGGCCGTCGGCTGGGCACTGGATCTGCACCAGCTCGCTGCGCTGCCCGGCCCTCATACGCCCAGCCCCACGCGGTACGGCTGCAGCATGTCGATAGCGCCGCGCGGCAACTCCGCCACCGTCGCGCCGATTACCGTGTCTTCGCGGTTGGCGTACAGGTGGCCGACCGTCAGCAGCACAGCAGCCTGGATCTCAGGATTGGCGACCATCGGGTCATCGCCTGCCGTCTCGGCGAGCACGGCCGCCTCGAGCGCCGCCTGATCCTGATAGACCTTTCGGTTCAAGAACGAAGCGGCAGAACCTTCTGCGGCAGCCAGGTACAGGCCGATCAGCTGATCCTCGTCCGGCCACGTGACCCGCAGGTGCGACTTCACCATGTCGAGAGCGAGGATCGGCATGTCAGGCTCCCTTGCCCTTGCCCTTGCCCTTGCCCTTGGCCTTCGCCTCGGCCGCGGCCTTTTCCTTTTCGGCGGCGGCAGCGGCCTCGGCGGCGGCGCGTTCTTCGGCTTCGAGGCGCGATGCCTCTTCGGCGGCGAGACGTGCTTCCTCGTCCTTCCGGGCCTGCTCTTCCGCAGCGGCCTTGTCACGCGCGGCCTGTTCCTCGGCCTCTTGCTTTGCCTTTGCCTCGGCGGCGGCGAGGTCTTCGGCCTGCTGCGCCGAGGCATTGGCGTCCACCGCGGCCCTCACCTTCGCCTCGTCGGCACCGGTAAAGACGTCCTTGAAGTGCGCGCGCATCGCGCCCACAAGGTAGTCGGCATCGGTTTCGTCGCGCGGGATGCTGGCCAGCGCCTTGTCCAACTCGGCACGTGCAACGGTCGAGCGGTGGTCGTCGTCCTTCACCAGCACCGCGGCGCCCGTGTCGATGAAATGCTGTGCGCGGCTGCTGTCCAGCTGGACGACCGTGCCGGCGCGCGGATCCGGCGCCTTGAACTTGATCTTCATGATGATCTCCAGGGAAGTGACAAAAGCCCGCCGAAGCGGGCCCCTGCTGCTCGGCTGCGGCCGATCAGGTCACGTTGCCGAAGTCGCCGTAGATGAACGCCTCGGGGCGGTACACCGCCAGAGCCAGGCGCTCTTCGGCCAGAATGGTGACCATGTTCTTCACGAAGTCGTCTTCGTTCTCGGTCGCCACCTCGACCCGGGCCAGCCAGCGGTCGAACACCTGCGCACCGAGCTTGAACGCGCCGGTCAGGAACTTGTCCACCGGAATAGCCTGCGTCTCGACCACCGGCAGGTTCCACAGCGTGGCGCCGATGCTGCCCTGCGGGTTGCCGATGATGTAGCGGCCCGTGGTGTCCTTCAGCAGCTCGATGCGCGCCCAGTCGATGGGATTCATGACGTGGCCGGTGGCCGGGTATTCGGCCAGGAAAGCCTGCAGCATCGCCAGACGGATGTTGTCGATGTTCGTCTCGGTGCCGGCCGGGTCGAACGGTGCGACGAAGGCGGACGCCTGCGGAATGATGCCCAGCAGGTTCTGGCCGGTGCCATCGCCATTCAGCAACTGCTGCTCTTCCTTGAACGCGAGGCCGTAGCGCAGACGACCGTCGATAATGCTGCCCAGCTGCGAGGCGTCGCTCAGGATCTGACGCGATGCCTTCACGAAATGCGCGATGACCTTCGCCGAGGTGCTGACCAGGTCGAACTTGATCGACGATTCGGGCTTCTTCGCGCCTTCAGCCACCATGCCGGCGTTGTTCGTGAAGCCGGTTTCCTTCACGTACTCGAGCGTGTTGCCGTCCATCGTGCCCGGGGTGATCAGGTCGCGGACGGTCATGCGTCGCTGCGGCAGCGGCAGGACCCCCGGGAGACGGGTCGTTTGCACCAGGTCGCCGGCCGAGCCGTCGGCGTCGGTCGTGAGGCTCGTGATCGCGGCCTTGAAGGTCATGTCCACGCGGCCGCGCGGCGTCGCCTGTGCCGCGAATTCCTTGAACTTCTCGTTCTCGGTGAACTGCGCACCGAACGACTGGTGTTGCACGTCGCCGCCGGCGCCATTGGCTTCCAGCTTCGCCAGTGCCTGCTGCGTGGCCGTCAGGCTGTTCTGCAACTCACCGTGCTTGTTCAGCAACTCGTCGACCTTTGCGACGGCGTCCTGGCTCTGCTGGGCGTTCTTCGCGAAGGCTTCCGCCTGCGATTTGATCTGGTCGCCGACCGTCTTCAGGCTGGCGTTGATGGACTCGATGTCTTTCTCGATTTGCGACATGGTGTGCCTTTCAAGCGTTGATTGAGATGAGGGATGCGGCCAATGCCGCGGCACTGCTAAGGGAATCGGGCCGAGGCTCGAGTCGTTCGGTGGGATCTCCCTCACCGCCGCCAGTCGGGTCACCCGAACTGGACTTGAAATCACTGATGAGGCGCAGGGCCTCGGACTTCGGCATGCCGCTGGAGCGCAGCGCGGCTTCGATTCGTCGGACAGCCGAAGCGCTGGCCTTGCTCTCGCCCTTTTTGACCTGGTCGGACGGCAGGAAGTCGTCCGCAAAGCCGTCATCAATGGCGGCCTGCCCGCCGATCCACGTCTCGGCGTCCATCAGCTTGGCCATCGCCTTCATGTCCTGGCCGGTGCGGGCCGAGTAGATGCTCGCCATCGCGTCGTCGAAGGGCTGAAGCGTGGCGGCCACCTCGAGCAGATCGTTCCTGTTGCCGATCGCCATCACCCAGGCGTTATGGATCATCAGGAAGCCGGCGCGCGCGATCTGCACCGTGTCGCCGGCCATCGCGATGATGGACGCCGCCGATGCGGCCAGCCCGAGCACCTTTACCGTGACTTCGCCGTCGTGCTCGCGCAGCAGGTTGTAGATGGCCAGGCCCTCGAACATGTCGCCGCCCGGCGAGTTGACGTTGACCGTCACCGGCCCGGCGCCCATGCCACGCAATGCGCCGGCAATGCGCTTCGCCGTCACCCCGTCGCCCGACCAGTAGTCGTAGCCGATCACGTCGTAGACGCTGATCGTGCGCTCGGCGTCGTCGTCAGAGGCGGCACGTACATTGGCGTGCCAGCGGTCGAGCGCGCGCGGTTGCAGCTGGCTCGAAATGCCGGCGCAGGGGCGTCCCTCCGGCGCACCCGGTAGCGTCTTCTTGCTCATGGGATCAGTCCCTTTTCTGTTCGTCTTCGAGGCCGAGGAAGGCACGGATGGCCGCCCTGGCGTTGTTGGCGTCGCCTGCCGCGCCTGCTCCGATCGAGTCGAGCGTGGTCATCGCCGATTGCACGGTAAGCACCGCAGCGTTTCCGCCCATGGCTGGCAGATCTTCCAGCTCCCGAATCTCGTCTGCCGTCATCAAGCCGTTGGCCCGCATTACCGCGTAGAAGGCAGCGCGCGCGGCGCTGTCGGCTCGCAGCAGGCCCTCGACGGAGAATTTCGGGTAGTAGCGCGCGCGCTCGCCGGGCCGCAGCAGATCCTTGCTGATGGCCTGTTCGATCCGCTTCAGCCAGGGCGCCAGCGTGAAGGTCAGAAAGCCGATCATCTGCTGTTCGATGCCGGTGCCCCAACTGGTCGACTTCTCGGTGTGCCCGACCATCCACGGCGGCACGCGGAACCAACGGCAGATCGCTTCGACCGAATAGCCGCGCGACTCGAGCAACTGGGCGTCGGAGGGCTTGATGCCAACCGATTCCACGCTCGTGCCGCCCTCCAGCAGCGGCGTCTCGCCGCGCTCGACCGACCCTAGAAGGTTGGCCTTAAACTCTGCGCGCTGCTTGGGGTTCAGGAAGGCCGCCATCTTGTAGTAGACGGTCTGGAGCAGTCCCGACTTGAACGTCTGCGCAGCGGCCTTGTCCGCTGCCATCGCGTTGCCGAACACCTTGGCACCATAGGCGATCACCGACACGCCGTTGATGCCGTCAAGCGTGAAGCCCGGAATCGTCCAGATCTTGGCCTCGGGAATCTCGCGCAGCGTCCCGTTCGGGCGCGGATACGTGAATTTCTTGCGGCCGGTGTTGTAGTCCCGCGTGCAGGTCAGCTTGTCAGGGTCCAGGTACGCCAGGCCCACAAGCTGTTCCCCCACGTAAAGCTTCTCCGCCCGCCCGGCGCCGCGCAGCAGCATCGCCGCCACCATGGCCTCCCAAAACACCGAGGCTGTCGAATCCGCGTTCGGCTGGTCGTGGATGACAAAGTACAACGGGTGCTGAGGCGCAACGCGCTTGCCGGCTGACGTCCGCTCGTACATGGCCAGCGGCAGCGTGGCGATCGTCTCGGAGATCAGACGGACGCAGCTCCAGACCGCGTCCAACTGCATCACGGCCTTCGGCGTGACCTCGACTCCCGCCTCGATCGCCGCCGTGCGGTTGTACAACTCCGGATCGGTCAGCGAGAACGAGCGCACAAAGCCGTCGATGGCCGCACGGACGCCCTGCGTGACACGTGTGAGGTTGAATTTCATTATGCGTGGCCTGCCACAATGGGATTGCTCAGCCAGTCGTCCATGGAGCCCATCCCTTCAGGGTTTAGCGACAGCAGCGCGACGGCGTTGAACAGCGCCATCAGCGGATCGATCTTGGCCGTGCCGCTGGCCTGCTTGGTAATCAGGATCGCGTTGCCGCGCTGCTCCACCTTCGCGTTGCCGACGCACCAGTTCATCAGCTCGGTGCCGCCATGCCATAGCGTGCCTTCCGCGAGCTTCCGCTCAGTGGTCTTGATCGTGCCGTTGAGCTTGAAGCCCTGGGTGATGCCTACGATCATGTCCTCGCCTTTGGCGTTCTTCTCCGGGATGCCTGCGGCGGATAGCGCATCCAGAACCGCGCCGATGCCGCTGGGGTCGACGCCGATCTTGTCCAGTAGGCCGGCCTCGTAGATCTGCAGGATATCCTGCGCCAGCTGCTCGACGTCCTCGCCGATCTCGTCGACGATCACCAGGTCGCCGGCGGCGGCAAGGTCGAGCAGCTTCGCGGCTTCCGACTTGCGGCGCTCCAGCACGATCGGATGCGCCCACGCCTTGCTCCAGGTCAGCCAGTCGCCGGTCTTCCGGCAACGGCCCGCCGCAGAAAGGCCCAACAGGTCGTCCAGGCCGCCGCCGTCCACGCCCACATCGATCACCTCGCAGCGATGCAGCAGTTCGGGCAGCGTGCACCGCTTCGGCGCCGCCTGCTTCTCCCACTGCGCCGCCCCAGCCCAGCTATCAGACCGCAGCGCCAGGCCGATCTCGACGTTCAAGTGCTGCGATGCCCACGCGCGCAACTCTTCTTCGCCGGTGTTGCGGGCGGTCTCAAACTCTTCCTGGAGCCGCTCAACCGTGATGGACTTGCCGTTGTTCGGCGTGACCATGGGCCAGTTCGCCGGGTTCTGCCATTGCGACGCGTCCTTCTGCATCGCTGGCGGGAATTCGTACAGCACCGGCAGCATGGCGCCGCGCTGGCGACCGTCCCGGATCGACCTGGCCTTCATCAGCTCGGCCTTGAAGACGCCCACCGGCGCCTCTTCGCTTTGCGTGGTGATGAACGCCATGAAGGCTTCCGGGAACGGCAGCATCCCGCCGCGCAGCTGCCGGATGGCGCTGGCGGCCTTGCTCATCTTGGCCACCACGTGCAGTTCGTCGATCAGGACCGCCACCGGCTTCTGGCCGGTCAGCGCCGACGGGTCGAACGACATGATCTCCAGTTCGGCCTTTGTCTCTCGGTGCACGATTTTCTTCAGGTGCTCGCGCACATGCAGCTTCTTCTGCAGCACCGGGTCAAGCTCGATCGCACCGTGCGCCGCGTCAAACGCCAGCGTCGCGACATCCTGCACGGGCGCCGTCATGATCATCGAGGCATGCGGCCGGCGGTTCAGCAGCAGCGCCGTCAGCATCAGCAGCGCGCCGTTCGTCGTCTTGCTGTTCTTCTTCGGCACCAGCAGGAACAGTTCGCGGATGCGCCGCGCCTGGGTGATGGGGTCGAGCGAGCCGAACAGCGCCCGGGTCGGATCGCGGAACCAGTCGCCGGTGGCATCAGCCAGCGTCGGCGTGCCTGGCACGTCCGCCAGCCGCAGCTTGTTCAGTACGGCCACGGCGCGCTCGCCCTCGACCACGTCCAGCGGCAGGTCCGGTACCAGCGAACGGCCGGTGCGCAGGCGGTCTTCCCAGTCGGGGCAGGACAGATCCCACGTCATTGCAGCGCGGCCGAGCCGGGCAGCAGGTCCTGCCAGTCGGTGCCGGCCTGCGCGTTCAGCGCGTCAGCCTGGGCCTGCTCCTTCTTGCCCTTGGCCGACGCCCTCGACTTCGGCGCGCCGGCTTCGTCAGGCTGGAGCGGCGTGGCAGCGGCGCGCGGCATGGGCATCGAGGTGTACGCCTTCTGCGCGGCCACGTTGCCCTTCTTCGCAGCGGCGTGCATGGCCACCAGGACTTCGAGCCGCTTGGCATAGGCGCCATGCGATAGCTCGGCGTCGAAGTGCTTCTCCAGCGTGTTGCGGGAAATGCCGAGTCCGATGGCGATTTCCTCGTGCGACATGCCCGCGCCGGCGGCAATAGCGACCTTCCGCCGCGTCGCCACGGTCGGTTTGTATGTCGGTCTCGCCATATTTCGAATTCTGCGCAATAACCCGGTCGGGCTGAAATTCCGTGCGGGAGAAAAAAACCTCTGCGTGGGGGAACGGGCGGTCTAGGTCGTAAAGGTCACCTAGACTTTCGACCCGCCCCTCACTTCATCCAGTTTTGCGACGATTTGTGCGCTTTGAGGCACGGCGCCGTTGACGATAGCGCACATTTCGTCAGGGCTCGGTGCCTGCCGTGACCGAGATAGCCACAGGCGGGTGGCCATGGCCGAACACGGACAGACGAATGGGCACGCCAGCTAGGATGTTGGCAATGTCCTGCTCGGTGGGCTGATACCACGACAGCCACACGCCCTGCTGCTGGTCACGGTGCACGGGCAAGCCAATGCACTCACCATGCACAGCCGGGTCCCAGTCCACAGGCGCACCCAGCATGGCGTTGGTGTGGTTGTTCTTGAGGGGCGGCATCATGGTGCGTTCTCCTGCCGCTGCTTGTCGCGGCTGTGGTGCGTGGCGCAGCAGGTCTGCCAGTTCGTCTGGTCCCAGAACAGCGTCTGATCGCCCCGGTGCGGCACGATGTGGTCGACCACGTTGCCATAGGGCAGCGGGATACCACGCGCCGCGCACTCCACGATCACCTCGGCCACCACCATGGCCACGATGCGCTGCTCACGCAGGCAGTACACGCAGAACGGGTGCTCACGAAGGAACGCTGCCCTGGCCTTCTGCCAGCGGTAGTCGTACCCGCGCTGCCCGCTGGTCTGGGCGCTGGTGCGCCACGAGCCAGGCTGCATGGTGGGGGTGCGGCTGCCGGCCTGCGCCACCCTACCACCGAGCATGGGCAGACGTTTGGGCGGCATAAAGCAGTTCGTTGGTTTGCGGCGCGCTGCGCGAGCCGGCGAGACCTTAGTGGACCAGAGATGGGTGCAGCGCCTAGTAGCCCTCGATCAGCAGTGCCTCAAGGCGAGACAACGCATCAAGCGGCCTGCCCAGCACGAGTTGCGATCGCGCTATTTGGAGAGCGGCGCACCGAAGAAGCGTGTTCTCTCCGTCGCGGGCAACCGCTTCGATGAGCAGCATGATCTCGCTGTTCAAAATCTGATTGCGCGGAAATCTGCTCGCCGCGATCCTCGCTCTGAGTCGGTACAAGGCCAGCAGGTGTGGCCAGGCATACTGGTGGCTTGCGTGCAGGCTAACCAATCTGACGCCTCCTCGGTACGACGAAAAATCGTGTTCGAGGTTTAATGCTACCGCCATTGAGACCAACCGACATTGCCAAACGCTCTTCCCAAATGGTCGGCTTATGGACAACGCGGCCAGGAAGTTCTAGCGCACCCACGAGCCTCTGCAGCACCAAATGAAAAGCCCCGCCGGGAGTGATCCGGGCGGGGCTTGCCGTAGCATGAGGCGAATTTAGCGCATTTGTTGCAAGAAGGCAAGGCGCGAAAACCCGCCAGTCCTTATGCCGTAACAGATTGCGCCGAATCGCACGTTGCACGGTCTGGTACGATGCCGTGGGCAATGAACGACGGCTCCAGGCGCTCGATGGCCAGCGCTTCCAGCTTCCTGAAATTCTCGTCCATCCACCGCGCCGCGCGGAATAGCCGCGTCGCCTCGGACCTGTGCTTGTCGGCCAGCGCTCGGAACGTGAGGTCCTGGCGCTGCTGCTTGGGCAGGTAATGGCGAGCGGTCAGGTCCGTCAGCAGCTTCAGCGCGGTCAGGCCGCTGGACCGGCGCGCGTAGACCGCCAGGCGCTGGCAGCCGGCCAACTTCTCCGGGCCATGGCCAAAGCGCGCCAACACCGCGGCGTACTCGGGTGACGGCAGCCGGGACTTCGCCGCGTCGGTGATCATGGCGTACTGGGCCCGCATCTCGTCCATGGTCAGCCGGTCCTCTTCGTAAACCCCGCCGCCCGGGCCGCGCAGCTCGGCCAGCCACTTCTCCTGGGCGGCCGTCGGCTCGTCGATGGCCTCCAGCAGCAGGATCAGCATGTTCCGGAACGGTGCCTTCTGGCGCGGTGGCATGGCCAGGACCAGGTAGGAGACGTGCAGCGCGTGCGAGACGTCTGCGAACAGCGGTTTATCGGTCATGACTTTTCCCCGTAAGACTGGCAACGCTTGCCGTAATTCCTTCGTTTCCCGCCCGGTAGCAGATTCGTGCATACCGTGTGCGTGGTGCCCATCAGCCGGGCCGACTTCTCCCACATGCAGCCCTTGCAGCTGCGCGCCTCGTTCCGTTCGTAGACCTCGGCCGGGTCGCGATACATGAAGGCGGGCAGCGTCAACTCGGCACCTGTCCGGCCAGGGCGTTGTACTTGACCGTAGCGGCCGCGTGCAGCGCATTGAGCGCGTCACGCACGTCCCGCAGCTCAGCCAGCAGGCTGAGATCAAACGCCGGCTGCAGCATCCGGCCCAGCGCCTGCATTGCCGCAGTGGCTTCGCGGTCGACGTCGTGGCAATCCTTGATCTGTTGCTCTTTACAACGCATCGGATGTATCTCCGTTTTACAACGCATCGGTTGTGCCGGCTCACGCAAAGTCCATCACGCGGTCTACCCACTCGTTCAGGCGCTGCTCGTCGAGGCCGCTGCCACAGAGCACCTTGTTCAGGATCACGGTGATGGTGGCCTGGTACAGCTTCTCGAACGTCTCGTCGTTCATTTGTCCCCATGCGATGGAGTCCGCTTCGAGCCGCATTTCGCCGCGGACGTTGAACACGGCGTGGTGGTAGCCGGCCAGGATGGTGATGTCCTTGCGGAAACGATCGAAGTTCGGCAGCACGGGCTGGCCGCGGTACTCGGCCTGTGGCGCGACCTCGGTCCACAGGTCGTAGCCCACCTTGACCAGCGCCCACCACTTGTTGAAGAAGCGCTCGTTCCGCATCTGCGTGATCTTCGAGCGCACCGTGGCGCCGGTTTTCACCTTGCGCAGCTTCTCGGCCTCGATGTCGTTCGCCGGGATCAGAGCGCCCTGCGGCGTCTTCTTCAGCAGCACATCCATCGCTCAGTCCTCCTGCGCCTCGTCCGGATCGCCCCAGCCGGATTGCACCTTGGCCTGGTAGCGCGTGTAGCCTTCCTCGATCATGTCGCGGTAGCGCTGGTAGGTCTCGTCGATGCCGGGGTAATAGCAGTCACGGCACCAGCGGGAGCCGAAGACCTGAACATGGCCGCGGCATTTCAGGCAGGGATACGGGTATGGGATGCTCATACGGGCCTCGCCAGGCGAACGCCCTTCCAGCGGGTGCAGCTCGACGCGCGATGGCCGAAGCCGCCGCAGTTGGTGCAGTAGCCGTTCCAGTTCTTGTCCATGACTAGACCTCCGCTCCCATATTCATGATGAGGTGGCGCACCGCCGGCAGCGCGATATCTGCCCGCTTGATGCCCCACGCACGAAGCAGGGCCGAGAAGTCCGGCGCGGCCGGCACCAGCTCCGTCATCGGGTTGAATTTCTGTGTGGCGACCTGGCGGGCCAGCAGCGCCGCCTTGTCCGAGCAGGTGTAGACGACCAACGGTGTCCCGCCCCGCTCCACCCGCTCGCCCACCACCAGGCCGCGCTTCTCCAGCGTGCGCAGCGCACTGGCTATCCCCTGACGGGTAAATCCGGTGGTATGTGCAAATCGGCCCGCCACAATTCCTTCGCCGGCCAGGAGGGCGGCCTGCAGCGCCTCGCCCAGGGATGGTTGTTCTACCGTCGCGTGCATCACGCCACCTCGCCAAACAAGCCGGCCTGCACGAGTTCGGGCTCGATCGCCGTGATCGTGACCACCAGCCGCCCCTCACCGTCCGGCTCAGCGCGCTCGGCAGTGATGCGGCGCACCCAGCGGTCGTCCTCGAAGACGATGCCCTTGAGCGCATCCATCAACACCTTCTGCGCGTTGTCCAGATCGATGCACTGCACCGTGTCGTCCCAGGCGGCGCCGTCGCGGCGCATGCGCTTCTGCCAGTCCTGAGGGCGGTTCGGGTAGAGCGTGTAGGCCACCGCCACGCGACCGACCAGCGGCGCGCGGATGCCGGCAGCCTTTGCCAGCCAACCCACCTCGGACTTGTAGGCCTTGGCCTCGGCGCTGAGCGTCGTCACCGGCGCCTTGAAGCCCTTCGGCATGTACGTGCGCCAGTAGCGGTTTGCGCTGACGGGGTATGGGAGGGTCAGAACGATCTTGGTCATGGCGTACCCATTGCTGCATGTGGTTTCCGTTGCAAATCAAAGGTCGGCGGCGATGCCGCGCTTGCGGACGGCTGGCCCATGACTGAGCATCGGCAGCGGGCCTGTCCACTCGTCGAACTTCGTCACGGCGCCGCGGTACAGCAGCGGCACGTCGCACAGCGCGCCGTTCCGGTTCTTGCGGATCAGCAGCTCGGCGTAGCCCTTCAGCTCGTCGTTGTTCGGGTCGTACATCTCCGGGCGGTGCACGAAGATCACGACGTCGGCGTCCTGCTCGATGTCGCCAGAGTCGCGCAGGTCAGAGAGGATCGGCTTCTTGTCGGGGCGGTCCTCGTTCTTCCGGCTCAGCTGCGCCAGCGCGATCACCGGAATGTTCAATTCCTTGGCCAACGCCTTCAGGCCGCGCGAATAGGCGCCGATCTGCTGGGTGCGCATCTTTTCCTCGCCGCCGGACATCAGGCCCAGGTAGTCGACGATCAGCGCGTCCAGACCCCACTTGCGTTTGTGGGCCTTTGCCTTGGTGCGGACCTCCAGCAGCGACATGGCCGGCGTGTCGTCGATGGCGAATCGCATATCGCCCATCGTCTGGATGGCGTGGGTCAGGCGTGGCCAGTCGCCGTCTGCAAGCCGACCGCTGAGCAACGCCGACAGGTGGATGCCGCCTCGATTGGCCGCCGCGCGAGCGACGAGCTCCTGGTCGGACATTTCCATCGAATCGAGCAGCACGCTCCGGCCGGCGTCGGCCATGTTCAGGCCGATGTCTGTGGTCAGCGCAGTCTTCCCCATCGACGGGCGACCGGCAACGATGATCAGGTTGCCGTCGTGGAAGCCGCCGTTCAGCGCACGATCGAGCGATCCGAGGCCGGTGGGCACTCCCGGCTCTACCCGGCTGTGGTAGCGCTCGTCGACGCGCTCCACGAAATCGGTCATCAGGTCGTACAGCATCTTTGGCCCGCGCTGCACGCCGATCTGCGCAAGCTGGCCGAGCATGCCTTGCGCCTTGTCGACGATTTCGGCGCCTTTCATCGGACCCGGTGTCTCCACGAGCTCGAGCACCTTGCGTGCGGTAGCCGCGGTCTCGCGCAGCAGCGCACGGTCTCGCACGATCTCGGCGTAGCGCGCTATGTTGGCGGCGCTCGGCGTGTTTTGCGCCACGGCGTTCAGATACGGCAAGCCTCCAATCCGCTCGGCGCGGCCTTCGACCTGCAGTTGCTCAAACACCGTCACCACGTCGGCCGGCTTGTTCGCCGAGACCAGCCGCACGATGGCGCCGTAGATCACGCGGTGGTCGTCGCGGTAGAAGTGCGCCGGGTCGAGGCCACTGATGCGGTCGATCGCATCGTTGTCGAGCAGCAGGCCGCCCAGCACGGCTTGCTCGGCCTCGATGCTGTGCAGCACGCGCGCCTGCGGAAAGTCGTCGGGCGCGTTCATGCGGTCACCTGCTCGTGGTACCGGCCTTCACGAATTTTTGTGAAGTTCTCGGCCTTGACGATCCAGTCGAGGCTCGCGTGGAACGGCTTGCGGCCATTGCTGGCACTACGGCCGGTCAGGAAATCGGACTCGGCAACGTAGGCGAAGAACCGGCGCCAGTAGCCCAGGTCCTGCCGCTTCGGGTCCTCGTTCCATCGGGCTCGCAGAGCCTGGGCGCGGGCAGAGGTCCAGTCGCGGATCCCCGGGCACATCGGCAGCAGCTCGTGGTACAGCGCGACGATGGCCTGGTGCGGGCAGTCGGGTTTCCCCTGCTTTGCCGGCTTGGCGTCCAGCAGGTCGGCAGCGGGGTCGCTGTCGACGACCACTGCGTCAGCAGTGGTTAGGGTGTTATCTGGGTAGTGGTTAGTGGGAGGTGGGGAGTGGTTACCCATGACAGGCGCCATGACAGATTCCGTGACAGGTTGTGACATGTCACAGTCTTCTGGTGTGACAGGTTGTGACGTCACGCGTGACAACATGGCTTCAAGATCACGGATCGGCGTGTCGTAACGCGGCACGATGCCGTGACCGGCCAGCGCATCGAACATCGCCTTGCGCCGTTCGCGTGACTTGCGCTGGCGCTCCCGGTTGCCTTCCTTCGAATTCTTCTTTTCGGGCTGCTCGGGCCGGTCCCAGTACTCGGCCAAGATCTCCATCGCTCGCTTCTGGATGAAGCCGTCATCGCCCTGCTCGAAAAACTTGCCCACCACGTAGTCGACCGCCTTGCGCTCTGCCGGGCTGGTGGCGCGGGCCATGCGGTAGACCTCGCTTCGGTCCAATGGCAAAGGCTTCTCGGTCTGGTAAAGCTGGTCCAGCAGGCGGCTGTACGCGCCGTCTTCCAGCATGCTCAGCCCGACGGTGTCGCGGATGTAGTCGCCAATGTGGCGCTCGTAGTAATTCATGGGTGCGTCCCCGCAGCGCGCGCCAGCAGCATGCTTTCGAACTCGTCGATCGCCCGCTTGGTCTCGGCGACAAGATGCAGCCGGGCGCCGCGCGTCTCGGCCACCGTAATCCGGTGCAGAAGCTCGTTGACGTAGGCGCGCTGTGCCTGGAGTGCCTGCTGTGCGTCCATGGTTGCCCTAGTGCTGCGTGTTCTGTTCGGCCAGAAGGTCGTGCAGACCCACCGTGGCGAATGCCTCAGCGATGTGCGGGTCCTGCTGAGCCTCGGCGATGGCCTTGGTCAGCTGAATGTCGTCTCCCCCGCTCTTCCCCACTGCGTCTTGCATGGCTTTCGTGGCCACTTCGATCGCTTCCAAATACGTCATGCACCCCTCGCTGCCAAAACCGCTTCCATGATCGTCAGGGCCCCGCGGTGCATGAGGTACTGGCTGAGAATCCGATTGCCCAGCACGGCCTCGACGGCGTGCAGCTTTTCCGCCGGCAATGGGCGGCGGGCATTGCCCTTCGAATTGATTGGGTCCCGCTGGAAGTACTCGCCCACGTGCTGGGGCTGCAGGTCGGCCATCACGGCCAGCATCTGGAACGTCAGGCTCTCGTTTGAGCGGTGCTCCCAGGCCAGCGCGCAGGCGTCGCGGAACGAGCCGAGGCTGGCGATCACACCATCGGGGAAAAAGCGACCTGCACCACCCGTCGAAAAACCCTGAAACCCTTTGCCTGCGCCGGCTTGCGGCTGTTCGGCTACCCGCATTTCTTGTTCTCCTGATTGGAAAATTCAATCGAAACCACAGTTGCCACCACAGTCGGCGTGGGGGCCAAATAAAGCGTCGATCAACGACGCTTTATCTACTTAAAAGGGTGCGTACCCACAGTCATGAAACAATCAAGACATCTGACCTTCTCAACCACCCACGAAAGGGGTACGCATGACCGACAAACTGAAAATTGGAACCGGCAACTACAACGTCGAAATTCGCGATGGCAAAGCCCGGGTGTCGCGGGTCTTCGAATACATGGACGGCGATGTCATTTCATTCACCATCGGGGTACCACTGAGTCCTGGCAACTCGCCATCCATCAGGACTTGCATCTCCAGTCCGTGCAGACTGTGATCGACGCGCTTACCGCTTTGACGAAGCCCGGTCAGTAACGGGCTGCCCAAGCTCGTTCACTCCGATCACCGTTTCCTCGGGATCGGGGGACGAGACAGGGGCAGGCATACCCCGTCCCAGCTCGCGCCTGATTTCCGCTACGGCCGCGTCCTTCGCTTCCCGCATGGACATGTCGAACCAGAACTGGCGCGACGATTCGATCTGCGTCACATCGATCAGCGGAGGACGCACCTTCGTTTCCTCCGCCCTCAACTCCAGCCCCGGCCGGATCAGCCACAGCACCAGGCGCGCGTACAGTCGTTTCATGGCGGCGTCCTTAGGCGGCGGATTTCGCCGCGAAGAAGAACGCCAGCAGATCCTCGCGGCTGAACGTCGCGCCGAAGTCGCGGCAAGCTTTCCAAAGCGCGTCCATGCTGGCTTTACGCGGCACCTTGCGCGCGTAGACCAGATGCGTCTCGATGTAGACGGTGGTGGTGTTCGCCGCCAATGCGAACGCTTCTTTCCGTTCCGCCGGTAGCGACCGGTAGAAGGATTTGAAGTCTTGGGCGCAGGAGATCGTGTCCATGAGCCGATTCTATGACCGTTTTGGTCATAGTTCAAGCGGAAGTGTTACCGAACCGGTTTATTTACCTTTCCGGTCAATCAGGGTCCAATCACGCGCATGAAGTCAATCAAGGAAATCCGCCGCGAGAAGCTGGCCAAGGCGATCGAGGAAAAGTGCGAGGGCAACCAGTCACGCGCTGCGGAAGCGCTCGGCTATTCGACGCCGTCCCTGGTGAACCGGTATGTCACAGGCGCCAAGGACATCGGAGATCGCACTGCCCGAAAAATAGAAGAGACCTTTGGTTATCCTGAGTTCTGGATGGACGAAGCAACGTCTTTCGCTCCTACAAAGGTGGCTGTGTCCCCCACTAGAGGCCTCGAAGCGTGGCAGATCGAGGACGCATCGCGCCTCGACGCCCTATTCAAGACGAACACCAAGTACAGCCAGGAAGAGTTTGGCCGCAGATTCGAGATCGGAAGCCAAGGCATGGTCTGGCAATACCTAAACGCTCGCCGTCCTTTAAATATCAAAGCAGCCGTGGGGTTCTCCAAAGGACTAGGCGTGCCGGTTGACGCCTTCAGCCCGCGACTCGCCCAAGAGGTTCGTCTAGCGGCGTCTCACGTCAGAGAGGCGATCCCTGCAGTGCCGGCCGGCGCGGAAGCCGGTGCGCGCCCGAGCGATCGCATTGCCATGGTTATGGCCGAGCAACATCTGGACGTCCAGGATTTGGCACAGTTGTTGGCTGTCGAGCCGGCGGTTGTTCGTGCATGGCTCGAACCGGACGCATCCAAGCTTGGACTGCACCATGCGGTCAAGCTGCAGGAAGCCTATGGGTACAGCCCAAAGTGGCTTATCAATGGCCAAGGCGACCATAAGTTGAGCGGTACGATCGAACCGGAACTGGACGAACCGAGTCTGGCATTCGACGTCTACCCCATCCCCCAAAATTCGTTCCGGAAAATTCCGGTAAGAGGCATGGCGCAGTTAGGAGACAACGGGCATTTCGTTGATGTGGAGTATCCCGTCGGCCACGGAGATGGCTACGTCTTCTTTCCCTCGAAGGACCCGGACGCGTACGCGCTGCGATGCAATGGGGAATCCATGCGCCCGCGCGTGAAACACAATGAGTTCGTTGTGGTGGAGCCCAACACCCAGGTCCAGAATGGCGATGAAGTCTTGGCTAAATCGACGGACGGTCGAGTCATGGTCAAGGAACTCGCCTATGTCCGAGACGGAATCGTGCATCTTTCCTCGGTGAACGAGCGCCACGGCATGGTCCGGATTCCCCAAGACCAAGTCGAACGCCTGCATTTCGTTGCTGGCATTGTTAAGCGGTCCGCTTGGCAACCAGATTGAAAACTACAAGGAGAAAAAGAAATGGTCCTCACCAGGGTGGTCGCATATGGGCTCGCCGCTTCAGTACTTGCAGGCTGCGCAGTTGGCCGCAGCACTGTCGACGTGAGCACGCCGCCGAGCACGAACCCGTCGACGCAGAAGTATGTGCGCATCGATTCCGTACTGGATCAACGCACGTTCACCGTGGCTCCGCCGAGCGCTGACATGGCATCGCTAGATCCAGACGAGGACACGAGCGATGCAGCAAAGGCTCGAGCGATCGGGCGCAAACGAAACACGTACGGCAAAGGCCTCGGCGATGTTGTCTTGCCTGAAGGGAAGACTGTTTCCGGGCTCGTTGAGAGTGCGCTGGCAAGCGGCTTCCAACAGGCCGGATACGTTGTCGTGAAAAAGGGGGAGCCGAACTTCGATTCCGCGTCGCCAGTGAAAGCGCAGATCGTCGACTTCTGGGCTTGGTTTCAGCCAGGGTTCTGGAGCGTATCGGCAAACCACAAGTCCCAGCTCCGACTGGCTGGCGAGGTCGGAAACCTTCATGGCGACCAGACCATAGCAACGAAAGTGACCGAGTCGAAGCAGGTAGTGACCGAAAGCGACTGGCGCGAGATTGTTGAGAAAGGACTGGTTGCCATAACCGAAAAGACTCGGCAGCTAGTCGGCAACTAAGGTTCAGCCAAGCCCGCCAGCGCAGCGGGCTTTGTTTTTCCTATTAATGTTACCAAGACGGTAAAAACAATCAATTACCACTATTACCGTTTCGGTTTGCTTTCTGTTACCTAGTTGGTAACATTACCTCCATCAACACACCGATGGAGGCCACTGTGGCACTTCCCCTGATTCTCTTCTTCGTTGCCGCCCTGCTGGCCGCCGGCCTGCTGGGTATCGGCATCGTCCGTGGCGCGAAGGAGGTCGAGCAATGACCTCCATCGAACGCGCCGCCTGGCCCTTCCCGACTCCCGCCGCCCGTCCGGCAACCCCTTCCACTGATGTGCGCGAGCGCCAGCTGCGTCAGCCGCTCGGTAGCCGCCTGACCGAACTCGAGTTCCGTGGTGCGGACCGGGAGGCAGTCGTACGTACGGCGAGCGCCCGAGCCCGCGAGATCGATGCCTATCGGTCCCCTGGCGTGCAGGCTGTGCGCCGTGACGGCGACGAGTGGTCGTGCGTGCTTCGCTACTACTCTGCGGACTGAGGGCCGTCCGCCATGACGACGACCACCGAAACCCTCAACGTCTACGGCACCGCCGGCGAGAAGGCGTTCCTCGACCAGCTGGCGCGCAGCCCAAAGGCCCACATGCTGCTGTCCAACTACATCGCGGCGGCCGACAGGCGCACGGTGTGGAACGGCATCGACAAGACCGAAGTGCTGCTGTACGCGGAGCTGCTGCTGGGCAACGCCCAGGCTGCAGCGCGCACGGCGCAACGCGTGGCGAGGGCAGCATGACCGACCTCGACATCTGCACGTGCGAAGAGCCCGGCCACATCAAGGCAGGCGGCATCTGCATGGACTGCGGCGGCAAGGTTGGCCACAACGCATCGCCGATCGCCGACGGCGGCCCGGCATTCCCCATGCCCGGCATGAGTGGCCTGCCGAACGACGGCTTCATCTACGGCGAGCCGGGCATGACCCTGCGTGACTACTTCGCGGCGAAGGCGCTGGTCGGTTTGTTCTCGATGGAAGCCAACCCGCGCGTCGGCGAGATCTGCGAGCCGTTCCGCATCGACAAGCACTGCGACGACGTCGCGCGCCATGCATACAAACTCGCAGACGCCATGCTCGCCGCCCGGGGGACGCAATCGTGAACTACCGCGCTCTGCTCATCGCCTTCGGGCTCTACATCGCCGCGCCGTTCATCGCCCTGGCGGGAATGCTCATAGCCTCGTGGGTGGCGCAATGAAGCCGCGCAACGACACCGCCATCAACCGCAACAACCACTGGCTGGCCGTCGCAGCGCTGGTCGCGTTCGGCTTCGCCCTGGTGGAAATCGCCGTGGAGTTGCTGGCATGACCTACGACCCCGACTCCAACCAGTTGCTGGCGCTCGCGAAGCGCAAGCGCTCGATCGAATACGCCTGCGCCGCCGGCTTCTGCGTGGCCGCGCCGGTGATCTGGTACCTGGCCGTCGCCATCCGCGCCGGCGCCCTGTAATCCCCTGTCCAGGAGACCCGCATGTCCACTGCCGTTGCCGAGCGCCCGGCCCCGAATCAAAGCCTCGTCGCGAAGTTCGCCAGCCGCTACAACATCGACGCGAACAAGCTGATGTCCACGCTGAAGGCCACCGCCTTCCGCCAGCGGAACAACCGGGAGATCACCGACGAGCAGATGGCCGCGCTGCTGATCGTCGCCGATCAGTACAAGCTCAACCCCTTCACGAAGGAAATCTTCGCGTACGAAGACAAGGGCGCGATCGTGCCGGTGGTCAGCGTCGACGGCTGGGCGCGGATCATCAATGAGCACCCCGCATTCAACGGTCTGGAGTTCCGGTATTCCGATGAAGTGGACACGCCAGCTGCGGGCAAGTCCTGCCCCATCTGGTGCGAAGTCCTGATCTATCGCAAGGACCGCGACCGCCCGACCATCGTCCGGGAATACCTCGACGAGACTTACCAAGGCCCGCGCGGCGAGAACAAGATCAACGGCCCCTGGCAAAGCCATACGAAACGCATGCTTCGCCACAAGGTGCTGATCCAAGGCGCTCGTATCGCCTTCGGGTTCGCCGGCATCTACGACGAAGACGAGGCGGACCGCATCGTCGAGCGCGACATGGGCGCAGCTGAGACCGTTGCGCAACCGACGTCGCGCGTCGCCATGCCGCAAGCACGGCCGAAGCAGGTGACAAGCCAGCCGGCAGACGTGATTGAGCAGCCGGCGCAGCGCACGCGCCAACCTGCCGCCGAGCGGCAGCAGGCCAAGGAGCCGGCGCAGGACGTGCCCCCCACGGACGCCGACCTGGCCACCGACGGCGAAAAGCAGTATGTGCGCACGAAGCTCTCCGCCGCCGAGATTCCGGTGCAGGAAGCGCTCGACACGCTGGGCCTCTCCACCCCCGACACCCTCGACGGTCTGACCCGTGACGGCTTCGTGGCGTTGCAGGACTACATCAAGGAGAACTGCTGATGTCGGTCCTCCACTTCGACGAGGCCACGCACACCTACACCGAGAACGGTGTGCGCGTGCCCAGCGTGACGCAGATCCTCGCGCCGCTGAATGACCTGTCGTTCATCAAGCCTGACGTACTCCAGTACAAGCGCGACCTCGGCACCGCCGTGCACAAGGCGACGGAGCTGTACGACCTCGGCGAACTGGACGAAGACAGCCTCGCGCCGGTGGTGCGCCCGTATTTGGACGGCTGGATTCGCCTGCGCGCTGAACTGCCATTCGAGATCCTGGGCATGGAAGAGCGCGTCTTCCACCCGGCCCACCGCTACGCCGGAACGTACGACCGCCTGGTGCTGCTCGACGGTAAGCGCTGCATCTGGGATCTGAAGACCGGCGGGATGTTCCCCAGCTATGGCCCGCAGACCGCCGCCTACAAGAACGCCGTCGAGAAGGCCAGCGGCAAGCGCGTCGAAGGCCGCTATGCGGTCGAGTTGCGCGACGACGGCACCTACCGCCTGCACGAGATGACCGACCCGGAGGACTGGCAGGTCTTCCTCGGCTGCCTCGCGCTGCACCGCTTCAAGAACAAGCACGCCGCCTGAACGCGGCCCTACCGGAGATTTCCGCAATGACAGATTCCACCAACACCCAAGGCAACGTCGCGTACGACGCCAGCGCCGCCGTCGTCCTGGCCGGAAAGGCCCAGCGCATGCTGACCGCCGCGCAGTCCTTTGTCATCGACAGCCCGACCATGTACGAGCTGGCCGCCGCCGATCTGCAGAACGTGAAGGCGCTGGCTAAGGATGTCGAAGAGAAGCGCACCGCCATCACCGTGCCGCTCAACCAGGCAGTCAAGGCGGTGAACGACCTGTTCCGCGCGCCCAAGGACTTCCTGGCCACGGCCGAGACTGCGCTGAAGACCGCGATGCTGAGCTACGACCGCGAGCAGCAGCGTAAGGCCGACGAGGCCCGCCGCGAGGCTGAGCGCGTGGCACGCGAGGAGCGCCAGCGCATCGAGGCCGAGGCACGCGAAACCGTGCGCAAGGCGCAGGAGGAAGCGGACCGCATCGCCAAGGAAGCCGCCGATGCAGCCGCCGCCGGCGACGCCGCCAAGGCCGCCGAGCTGGAGCAGCAGGCCGCGCAGACCGCAGCCAACGGCGCTGCCGAGGCTGAGTCGATCGCCATGGAAGCCGAGATGGTAACGGCCGCGCCCGTGCCGGTGGCAACTGCCGCGCCGAAGGTGGCCGGCCTGTCCACCCGCCAGAACTGGAAAGCGCGCCTGGTCGACAAGATGGCCCTGATTCGCTTCATCGCCCAGCACCCGGAGCACCAGCACCTGCTGGACGTGAACCAGTCCGGCCTGAACCAACTGGCCAAGGCCCAGAAGGACGCCATGAGCCTGCCTGGCGTCGAGGCATACCCCGACGCCGTGATGTCGGCGCGCGCGGCCTAACCCATCCCATCCACCACCGGAGCCCAAGAAATGCTCGAACTCGAAAACCAGATGGTGAAGATCAACCACGTCAACGCCCGCAATGAGAAGCACGGCGACGAGACGGTGCTGGCCGTGGATCTGAAGGTCCAGGCGCGCGTGTCGAACGACGCCCTGTCCTACTTCTCGCCCACGCTCAAATCCAGCTTCTACCACAAGGACGACAGCGTGCAGGGCGACCTGGTCACCGACGCCGGCTATCTGCCCAATCTGAAGAATCCGAAGCTGGGCTCGGTGAAGTGGGACGGCGCATGGGAGCACCAGTTGGTGACTATCCACAGCAAGGTCCGCCCGCAGGACGACATCAAGCTGGACGACTGCCGCGTCAACAAGCTTGCCTTCGACATGCAGGAAGGCGGCACCGTGTTCATCAACTTCCGCGTGCAGGCCCACCCCGACGAAAAAACCATCGCGCGGCTGATGGCGCTGCTCGGCCAGGAGGTCCACACCAGCTTGGGCATCGACGAGGACGCGCAGGAAGCGATTGACGACTGAATGCACCCCGAGAGGGCCGCGCGGCAGAACACCGCCGCAATCCGACCGCCGGCCGAGTGCCTGGTCGACGGAAGGTAGGCCCGCCAAGCGACGTCAGAAACCGAGCCTCCGGCAACTGGCTGGAATCTGCACCGCTGCAGATCACCCGTCGCAAGAAGTCCCCACCGCGGGGGAATGACGCGACGCCGGACGAGGGTAACCGGCACCGATCAATGGGGAAAAGCGGATTCTGTCCGACCGCTGCTGAGCGTGAAGCCCGTAGCCGGGAGATGCCGAGTCAGCAGCTATGCGCGGTAGGCGGCGCAGACAGTGCAGCGAGTACCCCACCCTTTCAATGGGTGGACGGCGGCGGGACAACGCCGAGTCCTGAAAAACAGCGTGCGACACCTTCTCCTTTTCAGGCCAGTCGCCGGCCCGCCCACCCTACATAGCGAGACCACCATGCCAGAACAGACCGTCAACATCGCTGATCTGATCAAGCCAAAGTTCGAAGCCGGTCAAAACGTCTTCGCATTCGGGCGCGACTACCGCGGCCGTATCGAATGGGTGAGGCCGTACCGCATCCAGACCATCCAGTTCGTGGTCGAGATCAAGCACGACAACCAAAGCCGGGGCAACCCAGTCAGCCGCTCACAGAGCTTGCGCTATTTCATGGCCGGCGGCGGCTCGGAATTCTATGAAAGCCAGCTCGCCGCCAGCCTGGACGAACTGCCGGCCGACGATCGCGTGCCTTCGGCGGGATAACACCATGACTTGGCCACTCGGAACCACCGTCAGCCGCGCCACGCGTCGCCTGGACGACGACATTGCCGACCTGGCGCGCGACTCGACCAGCCTCAAGCGCGAGAACGCCACGCTGCGCGGCCGAGTGGCCGATCTGGAGAAGCAGCTGCGCGAATCGCAGATCGCCCGCGACACGCTCAGCCACGGCCATGCGGTCGCCGCGTCCGAGGCGCTGCAGCTACGCGCCGTGCTCCAGACGCTGATGGAGAGCGCCCAGGTACACCCCTGCTGGCCGCTGCACCGCTGGGTCCGCTTCGGCCCGCTGGGGAACGTGATCGAACAATTCAAGGACGGAAAGCTGTGATGCTATCTGAGGTTCAACAAGCGACCATATTCGATGCGAAGTTTCGATTCAGCCTGCGAAAGCTCCTCTGCGATCTGTCGAAGCGGCTGGACATCCCTGAAGTAGAACTTCGCTCGCTGCTCATCGTCCGTCTTCCGGACGAATGCTCGCGCGCGTCGAGCAGCAGTCTTGGCCGATACCAGCGCTTGCACTGTCAATGCGGACGGAGCGTCATCAATCGACGCTTCATCCAGTGCGTCAAGCACTACCCCAGCGGCCTGCATAACCTCCCCGCTCACCGAAACGAAATCCCCGTTCCTAACGGCATCCTCGGTGATCCCACTAATCCGCTCGCTTGCCAGTTCTGCAAGCTTTGCCAAGCCGTCAAGACGCTGCAGGCTATCGAGCCGTCGCAACCTTTCCGAATGACGTGCCTGCCGGGAGCTCACCAGGAACGCCGCGACCACGGCGAGCATCCCACCCAATGCCTGGGCGAGTCCGATCCAGTCTGCACGATGAAACGAATCCATCCCGTTGCTCCGCAATTTCAATCGGAGGGCATCCTAGCATGAGCGCACTAATCGAAACTCGCGTCTACAACAGCTTCGGTTTCTGCTGCGGTCTGGGTGGCGGCGCCAAGGGTTTCAGGAAGGCTGTCTCCCGGGTCGGCAACATGATCGGCACCTGGAAGTGCATCGGCGGCATCGACAACGATCCGGCCGCCGCCCGCGACTTCGAGACGCTGGTGGGTGTGCCCTGCACGGTAATGGACCTGTTCACCCGCGAGCAGTACACCGCCTTCCACGGCGCCGAGCCGCCGGCTGGCTGGCGTGAGGCCACGCCGAACGACATCGTTCGAGCTGCTGGACACCAGCACCCGCACTGCGTGTTCATCTCCAGCCCGTGCAAGGGCGCGTCGGGCCTGCTGTCGGAGACCCTGAGCCGCACGCCCAAGTACCAGGCCCTGAACGAGCTGACGCTGCGCTGCGTCTGGCTGATGTGCGAGGCGTGGAAGGACGATCCGGTCGAGTTGATCGTGTTCGAGAACGTGCCCCGTCTGGCCACGCGCGGCCGGCACCTGCTGGACCAGATCGGCCAGATCCTTCGGCATTACGGCTACGCAGTGAATGAGACCACTCACGACTGCGGCGTCATCGGCGGGCTGGCCCAGAGCCGAAAGCGGTTCCTCCTGGTCGCGCGGCACGTCGCCAAGGTGCCCGCCTTCCTGTACGAGCCGCCCGTGCGGCGCCTGCAGGGCGTCGGTACCGTGCTCGGCCGCATGCCGCTGCCTGGCGACGTCGAGGCCGCAGGCCCGATGCACCGTGTGCCGTCGCTGCAGTGGAAGACGTGGGTACGACTAGCGTTCGTCGAGGCAGGCAGCGACTGGCGCAGCCTCAACAAGCTGGCAGTGCAGGACGGCTACCTGAGCGACTACCTGATCCTGCCCGAGCGCCGCGGCGGCCATCTGGGTGTGGTGGGCTGGCACGAGCCGGCTGGCACCGTGGCCGGCGAGTCTCTGCCCACGAACGGAGCGTTCTCGGTCGCGGATCCGCGGCATGCGGCTGGCGCAGCCCAATACCAGCAGTACGGCGTGCTGCGCTGGGGTGAGGCGTCTGGGGCGATCACGGCCGGAACGAATCCCGGCCAAGGCACGTTCAGCGTCGCTGACCCCCGCCACACCGGCACCCCGAAACACAACAACGAATTCCGGATCGTGCCGTGGAGCAACGCTGCCGGAGCAGTCACCAGTGCGCATGGCACCGGCCAGTGCGTGGCCGACCCGCGCCGCGACGGCCCGACGTTCGGCAAGTACGCCGTAACGCCCTGGAACGAGGCTACGGGCACGGTGATCGCCGGCAGCACCACTGGCCAGGGGGCATTCGCAGTTGCGGATCCCCGGCCAGGCATGCGGCGCGAGCGCGGCGACAACTACCTGACGGGCGGCCACTATGGCGTGGTCGGCTGGAATCAGCCCAGCGGCGCCGTGTCGGCAGCTGCTGGCCACGACAACGGCCGCTGGTCGGTAGCCGATCCGCGCCTGCCGGCTGCCAGCGAGAAGGTTGTGGCGATCATCCGCGCGCTGGACGGCACGTGGCATCGCCCATTCACCACGTTGGAACTGGCCGCGCTGCAGTCGTTGATCGAGCCGGAGGAATACCTGGAACTGGACGGCCTGAGCGATCAGGCCTGGCGCGAACGCATTGGCAACGCAGTGCCGCCGGATGCGGCCGTGGCCATCGCCGAGGTAATGGGCACGACGCTGATGCTGGCCGAGACAGGCGAGACATTCATCCTGTCGTCGTCGCCGGTGTGGGTGCGGCCGGTGGCCATTGCGCTGAGCGTGGAGCAGCAGGGAGAGTCGGCTTGAAACTAACTCTTCATCGCAGTCGGCGTAATACCTGCCGCGCGAATAATCGCGCCGATCATCTGCGGGCTCGGCATTGCCACGCCCAGGACAAGCCGGCGCAAGAAGTCGTCATCAATGCCGGTCTCCGTTGCCATGTCCTCGAGACCGTACTCCAAGGCGATCTTGCCGAAGATGAAGGAAATCAGGTGCTCGTCCCCCGTTGCGAGCGCCACGGCCACGTAGGCACCCCAGCGATCTTCCCGCTTAGGGAGGTCGTCAGCTGCGTGGATCGCCTTACTGACCTGCGGATCGTCAAGAATCTTCGGAAGGATGGCTGCAAGCTTGTTCATGGCACGGGCCTCGAGGGTAACTACTTCCTATCGGCAGGCTTGATCGATTCTGTAGCGATCGTGCAGGGAATCCGAGCATGACGGTAACCCGCCCCGTTCTCAGATACCACGGCAGCAAGTTCCGCCTGGCGCCGTGGGTGATGGGCTTCTTCCCCATCCACTCGTGCTACGTCGAGCCTTTCGGCGGCGGCGCCGGGATCCTGCTGCAGAAGGACCGCGTGCCGGCCGAGTGCTACAACGACCTCGACGGCCAAGTGGTGAATGTCTTCCGAGTACTCCGTGACCAGGACAAGGCGCTCGAGCTACAGCGCCGCGTTGCCCTCACCCCGTTCTCGCGGGACGAGTTCGACTGGTCGTATGAGCCGGCCGTCGATGATATCGACAGCGCGCACAAGATGATCGTGCGCTCATTCTTTGGCCACGGTAGCGACAGCGCCACGCGCGGCTGCCGCACCGGCTTCCGGTCGAAGCTGACCGACGGCCGTGGTCTGCCGTCGGCGGAGTGGTCGCGCTGGGCCGATGCCATCCCTTCATTCACCCGCCGGCTGCAGGGAGTACTGCTGGAGAATCGCGACGCGCTCGAGGTAATCGCCCGGATGGATAACGCCAACGCGCTGATCTACGCGGATCCGCCGTACGCGCACAGCACGCGCTCGGCAATCATGGGGCGGTCGGCAAAGACGCACGGCTACCGGCACGAGATGACCGATGACGACCACCGGCAGCTGGCCGCAGTACTCCACACAAGTACCGCCATGGTGGTGCTGTCCGGCTATCCCAGCGCCCTCTCTGACCACGAGCTTTTTGCCGACTGGGAGCGGCACGAGCGGCGGCACATGGCCGACGGCGGTCGCGCGCGCACGGAAGTGGTTTGGCTCAACCCGGCATGCTCGGTCGCACTCGAGCGGCAGCGTGCCCAGATGGAACTGATCGCATGACCAAAGAACGCCCCATCCTCTTCAGCGGCGCCATGGTGCGCGCGATCCTCGACGACCGGAAGACGCAGACGCGCCGAGTCATGAGCGAGCACCATCGATACCACTTCATAGAAGACTGCGGCGATCTGGCGCTCTGTCCCTACGGGAAGCCTGGTGATCGCCTATGGGCGCGCGAGACGTGGGCACAGCCCTCCGCGCTCGATCCGGGCCCGACCGTCTACCGCGCCGACTATCCCGCTTGTGTGCCAGAAGGGTTCGAGAACATCCCGTCGGCCCACGCCATCACCTGGAAGCCGAGCATCCACATGCCGCGCTCCCTCTCGCGCATCGACCTGCAGATAGTGAGTACACGAGTAGAGCGGCTACACGATTGCAGCGAAAGGGATGCCGAGGTGGAAGGCGTGTTCCCGATGTTTCCGGATGACGTGCGCGGCGCAAGCCACGTGTTCGCCTACAGCCGCCTTTGGGATGACATCAACGGCGCCGGCGCCTGGGAGGCGAATCCCTGGGTGTGGGTGGTCGAGTTCAGGAGGGTCGAGAAGTGATGTCAACCACCATTGCGGACCTCGTCCCCACCGGAAAGCGCGTAATCGACGAAGTACTTGGCTTTCACCTTGTTGGCGACAGCGACATATACGCCGTGCCAGCCGTCCCCATCAACCCAGTTGTACCCACTAGCTTTTTCGGGCTTCCTGGGATTCGGGTATGCGAGAAATTCCATGCCTGCCACGTAGCGCTCGTGCTTGCGCAACCTAATGTTCAGGAGGCACAGGTACTCGGTTTGGGTGACGCCTTGCATGGAGGTCTCCTTAAGTTTTGGGGCATCGTAGCATGAAGCGCCTGATCACCCAGAGCCTTGCCGGCGAGGCCGGCGCCATCCTCTCGGACTGCGAGCAGTACCGCTACCGCCTCTGGCGCGAGTGGGACAGCGGCCGGCTGGCGCTGGGCTTCATCATGCTCAACCCGTCGACGGCAGACCATCAGGTCAACGACCCGACCATCACCCGCTGCCTGCAGCGCGCGATCGCCGGCAAGTACGGCCGCCTGGAGGTGGTCAACCTCTTCCCGCTGCGCTCGACCGACCCGGATGGCCTGCTGACGCACCCGGCGCCGCTGGGCGACCGCCCGGACCACAACGAGTGCGCTGTCATGGACGCGATCGACCGCTGCTCGATGGTCATTTGCGCATGGGGCGCGCACAAGGCGGCGCCAGCCCGCGCGGCGGAAGTGCTCGCCATCATCCGCATGTGTGGTCGCGGTGGACTGCTGCACCACCTGGGGCTGAACAAGGACGGCAGCCCGAAGCATCCACTGTATATCGCCGCCAGTACCAAGCCGCAACGATTCAACGCATGACCGCAACAAAACAGCCTTTCTCTGAAACAGCAGCACGTATTATCGAAACGACCCGGCGACTCTGGGAGCAGCAAATGGACAACCGACTGATGAGCGAGCAGGACCTGCGGGACGTGACGGGCTTGAAGCGAAAGAGCCTGCAGGTGGAATGGTTCCGACGCAATTTCGGCGTGACGCCCGTCCAGCGCGCAGACGGACGCATCATCATGAGCTGGTCCGCATTCGAAGGCCTCCAGGCCAAGCGCGCCGGCGTGTTGCCGACGTCCGGTGCCGTTGACCGCCCAGCCCTCGTCCCCCTCCGGAAGGCCGCATGAACGCACGTCGACGCACGAAGCCAGACGGCCTGCCGAGCCGCGTCTACAAGAAAAGCGGCAGCTTCTACTGGGTGCACACCGCCGACGGCAAGAACATCTGGATCAAACTGTGCCGCATCGAGGACGGGGAAACCCGGATGCTCGAACGCCTGGTGGAGGAAAAGCGGAAGGTGGACGTGGATGCCGCCGAGGGCAGCATGTCCCGGCTGGTGGCGGTCTACATGCTGGGCGAGGCCAAGAAGTATGCCGAATCGTTCCGGGACGAGTGGGAGCGGCGCGGCGAGGACGTCCGCGCGGCGTTCAAGAAGTTCGACATCCAGCAGGTGGATGCCGGCGCGGTGCTGGACTTCCTGGAGGGGAACTGGGCTGACAAGCTGCCCACTCAGCGCGCCATGAAGGGCTGGCTATCCAAGTTCTTCAGCTGGGCGGTGCTTCGACGCCACGTGGCCGTGAACCCATGCCGAGAAGTGACGACCAAGAAACCCAGGGTCCGGACGGTCTACATCCCGCACGCCCACTTTTTGGCAATCCGCGCTGCGCTGGCCACGTACACGTACAAACGCATGAAGAACGGCCAGGAAGTGAAACTCGAGGCCAAAGTACCCACCGGCGCCGAAATGCAGGTGTTCGTGGATTTGTGCTATCTGACTTGCCAGAGATCGACCGACATCCGCGAGCTACGTTGGTCACAAGTGGACCGCCAAGCGGGCGTGATCCACTTCGTGCCAAGCAAGACGGCAGACAGCAGCGGCGAGTCGGTGGACTGGCCCATCACGCCGGAGATTGAAGACGTGCTGCGCCGCGCAAAGGAACTGCGCCGAGAGATGAAGGTGCAGGCCTTGGCCGACGATTATGTGGTAGTGGATCGCAATGGAAAGGCTAAGACGGCAGCGGCTTGCCGCGACGCTTGGCGGGACGCACTAAAGCGCGCCGAATTGAAGGGGAAGGACTACACGGTCAAGGACATTCGCGCAAAGGCCTTGACCGATGCCAAGAAGGCGGGGTACGACATTGAGGCCCTGCAGGTGGCAGGTGCGCACACTGACCGCTCGACGACCGAGGGCTACATTAAGCAAAGAGAAGTTCCCGTTTCAACCGTCAGGCTTAGCCTGCCGAGCTGCCTATAGCCTGAACTGGACGCTGGCCGAAATTAACACTTTTTGGCATACGTAGCGCACTAGCTCAATGTCGTGTGCAAGTGCCGCCGCCTCTTTGGAATCCGGCAGAAGAAGCTCCACTTCACCACCAGCACCATCCGCCTTTGTATGAACGATCTTGCAACGGATCTGATAGATGCGCTCGGCGACCTCCGACACCAGCTCTGCTTTGGGATCGTTCATCGGCAGCGGGCGAATTTTCAAATCGCCGTCTTTCTCCTTTTTTAGGAACCACGCTTTCCGATTCTCGTCCTCGCATATGTATTCACGCAACTCCTCGTTGTCAAGGCACTCTGTAAGAGTTGCCTTGAGTTGCCCTCTTTCATCGAAAATCGCGCCGCCACGAGCCGCCTGGATGACGTTAAGCAATCGATTCACATCGGCATCTCTGTCAGCACGGAAGCCAGGGTCTTTCAGGACTTGTTGAACGCGGCGGTTAGCTGCCGCTTTTGAGTACACTGGATAGAAGTACTCAAGGACTTGGTAGTACGCAAGGAACTGCAGAAGCGGCATCCCGCTGGCATTTCTGCCATACCAATACAATGAGATAGGCGCCTCATCGTATTCCATAGTCGGAAATTGCACATTACCATGTAATTCCCACTTGGATTTTGGCGAACTCTTGGCCACGGCTTGCCGCTCCCTCACCAGCCCGAGGGCTACGTTGTTCGAATACTCGATCTGGAAAAATAGAGCATTCGCCATCTTAACGAGGGTTTTTTCAACTTCTTCCGCACCCTCCAGCGCTTGCCGTTCAATTACCAAGGCAAGTCTAGAAGGGCGCACCAGCAAAGCAGAAAGTACGTTGCTAATAGGCACAAGCGAGATCGTAGTCTCGTGAACACCTTCACCAGCAGAGAGAGTAATAGGGACGCTTCGACTTCTGCCCTTCGCCGTAGATTCTCGACGGAATAATCGAGCTCGAAGAACCAACGAGACTCCATTTTGGTTACTTGATCCAAGTTCCCGCAATTGCGCAATAACCGTGCCGCTTTTTTGCGAGAACACCGCATCGTACCCCGGTACGAATCGATAGTTCTCAAATTCAATGTCGCGGAGAGCTTCGCCCTGCTCCGAGATACTCAATTGCACCTCTCGGAGTTTCCGGCCGCAGGGCATATGGACAATCAAGCCAGGCCCGTCGTCAGCAAGACTTTCGGTATCACTCGTTGCAATGCCGGCCTTCGCGCATCGCTCCTTCAATTCCGAGAAAACTTCCAAACGCCTGCGCAGTTCCTCTTCTGCTTCGTTGTCGAACACGAGGTCGAAATCATCGTCAGCCAT